GGGATATCTATGAGGTCGATACCGTACTGCTGCATAAATGCCGCATAGATGAGGTCTGAGTCTATCTTAAAATCTAAAACGGACACGTTTGAAGACGTGCCCCTTACCGGTCTCGGGAGTATTCTCTCCGGATGTGCGAACTTAAGAAGGTCGCTGATCTGACAAAAGTATGGCCGCTCGTTCTTAAATAGATAATCTATCGGGAGCGGATCCTTGCCGCGGTGCTCGGCCAGGCTCAGCTCGAACCGTAGCCACACCCTAAAGTCCGTGTATATAGAGAAAGCCCTGCCGTTCACTGTTATGGTGTTCGGCAGGGACTTCCTGGTTAGATCAATCATTCCTTCTTGACTGCGTCCGCTGCGTTAACTACCTGCGTGGCTGCTGTCGCCAGCTTCGTGAGCTCCTCTATAGGGAAGCTCGAAAGCGCTCCGAACCCGCTCGCGTTAACGTAGTCCTGCACCGGTTTGTTATAGGCGTCCACGATCTTCCGGAAGGTGATCGTTATATCTGTCAGATCCAGCTCGTTCAGATCTGTGGAGCCAAGTGCCTCCGCAGTGTTTTCCTGGCCAAGGATGGCCACTATGCAGTCGAGAACTCTTTTATACTTGTCTCTGGTGGAGATCTTGAGCTTGTCCACGTCTGCGGCCTTGTCGAGCATCTCCGTCACTGCCAGCGTCTTCTTAGGCAGGTCATAACTGCGGTCGTCAATTATTACTGTGTAGATCATAGTGTTCTCCTCCTAACATTCTGACCTTATGCGGGTGTGAAGACTGGCGCGTTGTCAGTGATGACTACGGTGCCGTCTGTGATCTTGTTGATGTTAATATCGAACAAGATCTTCTCGTCTACAGTGTTGAGATCCTTAAGGATGATAGAGCTCTGAGTGAGCCAAGCATCAAAAGGAGACTCTGCTCCGGCGAACACGAGAAGGACGTCCTTCTTGATATCCTCGCCAGTAGGGAGAGTCTTAAACATATCATAGATATAGTCGAAGGAAGCATCTCCGGCGTTAGTCTGCAGCTCCTGAGGGAGTGTAGGCTTGTAGTAAGTTACGTCATCGGTAGGCATTTCGTCCTCGATGAAGTCACTTGTCACGATGTTGGCGTTGAGAGTGAGATCGAAGATCGTAGACTTGCCGATTCTCGCCCAGGAAGGTGTGCTGGTGTTGCTTACGTTGATGTAAGGGATGAATTTGTGCTTCTTAAGTCTTGTTAATGTTGCCATAATTTTATACCTCTCTTTCACGGGTGTATGTGATAGCCAGGGCCATCTGATAAAGTGTATCCGTAGAGTCTGCCTCCATCGGGTACGGGTTGCCGGTCAGCTCGATCTTGGTGATCTTGCGGTCACCGTCAAGCGCAGGGTAAGCGTAGTTATAACCAAAGTCGTCAGCCCAGTAGGTCAGATCCTCGAGCCAAGCGTCCGCATCCTTGCGGTCCTCTTCACTCACTGAGGCCTGCCGTGCATAGAACTGATAGAACTCAGTTATCTCATAGCTCCCGTTATTGAACTCCTTCGTCTGCCTTGTCGGCGACTTAAACAGTCCATACTTGTCAGAGCCGTCCGTTATGTGGTTTGTGTCCACCGTCATGTTCTCATAAAACGAGAGCCATGCGGCTATAGCTGCAGATATTGTCATGCTTTAGCTCCTGCCAGTTTCCTGGCGCCGGCGAGGATCGTATCCTTGCCGCCTTCTTGATGGATCGCCCGCTCAAACCAGTAGTTACCTCTGCGAGGTGCCTCCTGGAAGTTCGCCGGCATATAATACCAGCGTCTCGCGTATGGCGTTCGATATTTTACTTGTCCGGATCCCACCACCGTGTTTATGATACCGCTCTGGATAAGCGTGCCCTGGTCAAAAGGAACATAGGGCTCACAGTAGCGAAGGACTTCGCTGTCTATAAACTTCTGCACGGCCCCGTTCTTGGCCAGGCCATGCGCATCCAGAACGCCATCAGGGTCCACGATGACGCTTTTAAGGTTGAACATATTCGGCATTAGTACACCACCACCTTAATATGCTTAAGCAGATCGCGGTTAGAGTTGTCGTTTACGCTCCGGATGATGCCACCCTTGTGAGCATGGAGCAGATCGCTGATCCGGTGCCCCTTCTCGGTGGTTACCTCATCGGTAAGCTCGCCGAAGAAGATCGCATCCTCTTCCGTGAAGCTGCTCAGATCGATGGATCCGAGAGTCTCCTCCGGGAAGGTGATGTTCGCGGACTTGTGTACCTGCATCCTGCCGGTAGCGAGTGACTTGTCTATCACGTCAGACCACTGTACGCCCTGGACGACTGTCCTGAGCATCGTGCCGTTCGTCTGCTTCTGGTATACGGTTACTGTATCAGTGAAAAGTGCCATATCAATAAGCCCTCACGATCCCCGTGCCGGATAACCAGCTCCGGATGTTCTTACCAAGCTCCTCGAGTGCGTCGGACTGCTTCTGCAGTACATAGCTCTCAGAGTAGCCATCATTAGATACGGAGGCGATACCCTTGCCCTGGGCTTTAGGCGCCTCTGCCATGAAGTCGATGACCTTACAGATGCAATCCTTAAGCTGATCGCCGTAGATCTCCTCGTCCAGGTGTGTGAGGTTGAGCTCTCCCCAGTGAATGAGTCCGACGATCCGGATCACTTCCTTCTCGGCCAGAGCTTCCGCTTTAGGGAAGTCCGCCTCCGTTACTTTTGAATAAAGGGAGCTATAATACTCCCACGATACAAGTGCGGCCATAGATAGCTCCCTCCTTGTTATTTCTTTGTGCTCTTGCGAGCGGTCTTTTTAGGTTTTTCTTCCTCTACCGCCTCAGGCTCCTCGGATATAACGGGAGCCGGTGCTTCCACCGGCTCCTCGATTATCTTTTTAGGTTCCTTATCGGCAGCAGGATCTACCCATCCCACTGTTCTCATAGGCTACCTCCTTAACCTGCAGGCGTATAGAGCGCCTTTACAGCTGTAGCGTCTGCAGTTGTTGAAGCGATAACGAGAACTACCTGGCCAGCTGCTACGCTTGTGCCGGTGTCTCCCGCCACGTTCTTAACTGTGAACGCGTTAGAGCCTTCATTGACGAGGATCATCATATCGCCATCGTCGAGGTCAAGTGTGACCTTCTTAGATGCTGCGGTAAGAGCCACGCCAAGGAAGGGACGCTTATGCGCATCTGCGAGCTTAGTGTCTACTGCTACAGAGATGTGATCGTTAAGATCGTCGAGGGTCCAGCCCCCTGAGAATTTCATCTGCATAATGTCGTCCTCCTTGTCCTACGATTAAGACTCTGCCTTGTGGAGGTAGATGCCCTTAACCTTGTTATCGTATACGTCAGCGATAGATACGTTTCTGTAGCCGAACTTCCAAGCGTCAGCGCTCTGGTTCTGCTCAGGAGTAACGATCTTAGGAGCTACGTGCTTCTCGAACTGGATGAGAGCAGGCTTGTGTACGATCATGAAGTTGATGTTCTTAGCTCCGGAAGCCTTAGCGTATCCGCCAGCCTCTTCTCCGGAAGTAGTTCCATCGTTCTGATCGATAGCAGTGTAGAAACGGCTCTGAGGAACCTTAACAACGCCAGCGAACTGGTCAAGCACTGCCTTGCTCTTAGTTGTATCCATGTCTCTTACGAGGCCGAGAAGAGTAGGAGTGATGAAGAGATAACGCTGATCCTGAGGAACTTCGTCGTCATCCATACCGTCTACTGCTGCAGAAATAGCTGCGATTACAGCGGCGCCAGTTGCGAGGTTAGCGGCTGTAGTTGTGCTGATTCCAGAAGCACCTGCATAGCAAGCGAAACGGAAAGCATCGAGCTCAGGCACTACCTTAGTGCGGATGAACTCACCAGCGAGACGTCCGAAAGCTACGCCGGCGGTCTCGATGTTGTCCATGTTGTCTACTGTGAACATACGACCTCTGTCGAAGTTGCACTGTACGGTCTCGTTTGTGAGAGTTACGTCACCGTTAACGTATCCGGAAGCCTTAGAGTAGTCTCCAAGTCCGTCCATGCTCATCTTAGGGATGATGAGCTCGTTAGCGTTTGCACCCTGCTGTACGAGCTCAGAAGCTCCATCGAGTACAGATGTAAGGGATGCTGCCTTGTATACCTCATCGAGGATATTAGTGATCTGCTGTTTGAATAATGTAATGCTGTTAGACATGATTATTTATCTCCTTCACTTTTTGATGATGTGGAGAGTCCTGCGGCTGCTCTTATGGAGTCCATAAAGCTGTCCCCGCTGGTTCCTCCGGTTACTTTGCCGATGGCTCCGACCTTGCCGACCGGTGCCGGTTGATCTTCGCCGAAGAGCATCTTACTGTCTTCTGCTTCTGCGAGCTTCTTAAGAGCTGCAGCGACGTCGTCCTTCTGGTTCTTGGATGCCTTGAGCGCTTCCACGTCCAGAAGTGCCTTGATAGCCTTAGGGTTTCTACCCTTAGCCTCAGCGATGGCGTCCTTCACAAGATCGTCGAAGTCTCGATCCGCGATCTGGGACGCGAAGGTCTTATCCTTCTCCTCGAGCTGCTTCTTAAGGTCTGCGATCTCGCCGTTGAGCTTGTCCGCATCCACGTCCTTGAACTTGTCCAGGCTCTCTGTGAGAGTCTTAACCTTGTCCTCGGCAGCGCTGAGCTTGTCCTTCTGCTTCTCGTAGTCTGTGACTGTCTTGTAGTTCTCCTTGACCTCTTTGTCGATAGCCGCCAGCTGTTCGGCTGTGACTTCCAGGCCTGCGTCTTTGAGAATGTTCTCGATGTTCTTCATACTTAGATCCTCCTAAAATGATTTATTAACCGGACTTTCTCCGGTGGGAAATTGCGCCGGAAGGATTTGAACCTTCGACCTCCGGGACATGATCCCGGCGAGCTTCCAAACTGCTCCACGGCGCGACGGATCTCAGGCTACTACCCTGAGCCGATTATCCTTAGCGCGGATACCTACCTCTTCGCTAAAGCGGTGGTATTCCTGCGTTTTGGCCTTTATTTTTCTATCATATTCCTGCTTCTGATCTGCAGGTGCGACATACTCCTCACGCTTTAACGCCCTGATCTCTCGCTCCATGCTCCGCTGGTGCTGAGTAGCGTCATAATAGTCGTATGTCTTGCCGTCTACTTCCTTCTCCTCCCAAGTCTCCAGGGGCTCCGGGATCTCGCTTATGCCTTCCCAGAATGGATAAAAAGTATGTCGGCAGTTAACGCCACAGATACCTGCAGCATCGCCATATCCGGCGCCTTCCCCGCCATCGCATGGCAGCGGATCGCTAAAGTCCGGATATTTGTCCGACTTGCCGGACATAGAGAAGACCTTGTTCTCGACGTCTGCGTGCTCCGGTCTGGCTCCCTCATGCTGGGAGACGATAACCAGATCGACGTCGGAGCTCTTACAGTTGGCCTCTGTGATCCTTCCGGCCATCTGGTTCATGGAAGTACGCACACACATCCGGGCCGATGTATCGAGCTGATAGCTTCGTCCGCTCGCGTAGTCGATGGAGCGGAGTCCGGAGTGGGCCATCTCCTTCACGACTCTGTTACAAGCCTCATCGAAGGAGAAGGAGCCGGTCGCTACTTCCAGGAGCGCTGTATCCAGCG